ACGAAGCATTCCTTGAGAGATTCCCTGTAACCTTTGAGCAAGAGTATCCAACAGTTACTGTTGAGACTAAGATTCTTCTTGCTAATGGTTGTGACAAAGAGTTTACTGAACTTCTTGTCAAGTGGGCAGGTATCATCCGTAAGACATTCTACGATGGTGGTGTTGATGAAGTTGTGACTACACGTCGTCTTGTTCACATTGCTAAGGCATATGCTATCTTCGGTAATCGTTTGACAGCAGTAACAAATTGCATCTCACGTTTCGATGAGGATACCAAGCAATCATTCCTTGACCTTTACACTAAGGTTGATGCAGGAGAAGATATGGAGGATGAAGAGAATAGTTGACAAGTAATCAAAAGCATTGTATACTGTATTTGAGATAACTCTCTTAGATAATGAAATACAATGAAGATGTGATTCTTGAAGAAGTGCGATCATATGTCTCCTCGACGTATGGTCGCCATTATTCTTCTGGGAATATCCAAACCCTAGACTTGATCGAAGCGTGTGGTGACGCAGAAGCATTCTGTCGCAGTAACATTTTAAAGTATGCCTCACGATATGATCGTAAGGGTACACCAAAAGATGATATGCTGAAGATAATGCACTATGCCATTCTTCTTTACCATTTTAACCAGAACAACAATGACAGTAACTATTCCAACAACTTACACTCCACTTAAAAAGTCTAGAAACCAAATGATTGACATAACACCTAGAACAGTTGAGATTCTAAAAAACTTCTGTACTATCAACAAATCAATAGTAATCAAACCAGGTAATCAAATAGCAACTCTTAGCATCAATAAGAACATTCTTGCTATTGCTGATGTAGAAGAAACATTCGATTCTGAAATTGCGATCTATGATCTAGGCATGTTTATCAATGGACTAACATTATTAGATCAACCAAAGATCAATACTGATAGCGATAGTTATGTAACTATTACTGATGCTACAGGTAGATCAAAGACCAGATACTTCTATGCTGACCCTGACATCATTACTCAGGCACCAGATAAAGAAATCTCTCTTTCTAACTTAGATGTATCATTCCACTTAGATGCTGAAACACTAAGACAACTAAACAAAGCAGCATCTATCTATGCACTTCCAGACTTATGTTTGTTTGGTGATGGAGAAGAAATGAATCTTTGTGTCACTGACAAGAAGAATGAAACTTCTAATAACTTCTCAGTTAAAGTTGGAAACACAGATCAAAATTTCTGCCATTGTTTTAGAGTAGAAAACTTAAAGTTACTTGCAGGTGCGTATGACGTATCTATCAGTAGTAAGAGTGTTGCTCTATTTCAAGGTAAAGGAATCAAATACTATATTGCACTAGAACCAAATGCATGATGATTTTCTCTGGGTAGAGAAATACAGACCGAAGAATATCGATCAGTGTATCTTACCTAAGAATGTGAAAGAAACCTTCGCTAGTTTTGTTGAGCAGGGGGAGATACCTAATCTTCTCCTCTCTGGCACAGCAGGTGTTGGTAAAACTACTATTGCGAAAGCACTTTGTAATGAACTTGGAGCAGATTTTTATGTCATCAATGGATCAGACGAGGGGAGATTCCTCGATACCGTTAGAAACCAAGCACAAAACTTTGCTGCGACTGTATCTCTTACAAATGGAGCAAAGCACAAAATCCTTATCATCGATGAAGCAGACAACACTACCCCAGATGTACAACTTTTACTTCGGGCATCGATAGAGACTTACCAAAAGAACTGTAGATTTATTTTTACATGTAACTTTAAGAACAAGATCATTGAACCTTTACACAGTAGAACAACTGTAGTTAATTTTAATGTTCGTGGTAAAGTTAAACAAGAACTTGCAGCAAAGTTCTTTGAAAGATGTCGTGGTATACTCATGGCAGAGGATGTTTCTTTCTCAGACAAAGTTGTAGCGGAAGTAATCCAGAAATATTTTCCTGACTTTAGAAGAACTTTGAATGAACTTCAAAGGTATGCATCTACAGGTAGTATAGATACAGGGATACTAGCAACACTTGGTGATGCTAAGATTGATACTCTCTGTGAGAGTATGAAAGCAAAAAAGTTCAATGATGTAAAAGCATGGGTCACTCAGAATCTAGATTCAGATCCTGCATCTATCATGCGTAACTTATATGACAATCTTACAGGTATTATGGATGGTCCTAGCACTGCAGCAGCAGTTCTAATTATTGCAGACTACCAATATAAATCTGCATTCGTAGCAGATCAAGAAGTAAACCTTCTTGCATGTCTTACTCAACTTATGATGGAGTGTAACTTTAAATGAATCTTTTCCTATCATGCCCACCAGTATATACATTACCTGGTACTTGGAATGATCCAGAGAAAATAGCAAAGTGTTATGACACATTGATACCTCACGGTAACTTTGCAGGTCTAGGACAGACAGGGCAGTTTGTTGCAATAATCATAGGAGCATTTGCAATATTAACAACTTATGGTATAATAAGAGGGTTCTTTTCTAATAAAGATTTAACTGACCCATGGGATGATCATGATGACTAAACGTGACAAAGTAAGAGCACAAGTAAAATCTAGGTTTTACTATATGTTCTGGGGAACCGCAACTCTATCTGTTGTTGCAGGTCAACTATACCTCGGAACTTCCTATCGTGCTATGGCAAAGTCCATGAACAGATGGTTTGATACAGCAGTAGAAGCATTGATTGATAACTATCCAAGAGATAAAGGTACATACGAACGAATAGTTCCTCCTCCATCAGGAGATTTTAGAGACTATCCTCCTGGTATTGTATTCCTAAATGAATCTTAAAACACCTCTTAGATATCCTGGTGGCAAGTCTCGTGCTGTTAAGAAGATGGCACAATACTTCCCTAGTTTTAATGAGTATACAGAGTTTCGCGAACCTTTTTTAGGTGGTGGATCTGTAGCAATATACATTACACAGATGTATCCTCATTTGGATATCTGGGTAAATGATTTGTATGAACCATTATATACTTTTTGGAGACAACTTCAGTTGTCTGGGGATAAACTCAGAAATGAGTTAGTTCAATTAAAACAAAAGTATCCAGATCCTTCTTCTGCTAGAAATCTTTTTCTTGATTCAAAAGAGTATCTTCAAAAGAATGAGTGGGACAGTGAACCATTTCATAAGGCAGTAGCATTCTATGTCGTAAACAAATGTTCATTCAGTGGACTGACAGAGAACTCATCATTTAGTAAGCAAGCATCAGATCAAAACTTTTCATTAAAAGGTATTGACAATCTTCCATACTATTCACTACTGATTAAGAAGTGGCATATAACAAACTTTACCTTTGAAAAGATAATGACCGATGATCCTCATGCATTCATATACTTAGATCCTCCTTATGCTATAAAGGATAATCTTTACGGACATAGGGGAGATATGCACAAAGGGTTTGATCATGATAGATTCTATCGTAAGTGTGCAGCATGTGATTGTGACCAGATGGTTTCATACAACTCAGACAAGTTAATAAAGGAAAGATTCAAAGGGTGGCAGGTGCAAGAATACGATCACACATATACAATGAGATCAGTGGGTGAATATAATAAAGAACAAGAAAAACGTAAAGAACTCTTACTACTAAATTATGGCATATGATGATCGGTATCCTCTCTCAGCATACCTAAACTCTATCAACCTTGATAAGAAATCTGTATTTCAAACTGAAGATCCTGGTTGGGAAAAGAACTATCCCCCTTACATAATCAATAAGTGCATGTCACATCATATGGATACTGTATTGTATGCCAATGAAATGAATATGCACCCTGAGATTGATAAGCGTTTACAGTATGATTTTTATATACATATAGTCAGACCTAGGAAAAGATTTTCTCCTTGGGGCAAGCAGGATAAGGTGAAAGATCTTGATGTTGTCAAAGAATACTATGGTTATAGTAATGAAAAGGCAAAGCAAGCATTACGCATCCTATCTCCTACACAACTAGACTACATTAAATCCAAACTGAACAAAGGGGGTAAGAGAAGATGAATGAAGTTGAATGGACTAAAGATAATATGATTGAAGTGAACCTCAAAGAACCTGATGATTTTTTGAAAGTTCGTGAAACACTTACTCGCATAGGAGTTGCATCTCGTAAAGAGAGAAAACTTTTTCAGTCATGTCATATCCTCCATAAGAAAGGACAATACTACATTGTACATTTTAAAGAACTATTTGCATTAGACGGAAAGAAAGCAAACCTATCAGACAATGATGTACAAAGAAGAAATAGAATTATTAAACTACTATCTGATTGGGGTCTTGTAGAGATCGTAAAAGAAACTGATATAAAAGAAGTCGCACCTTTAAGTCAAATCAAAGTTATAGCATTTAAAGAGAAGGGCGAGTGGACACTAGAATCAAAATATAATATAGGAAAGAAACGCACTACAGAATGAGCAATTTTTCATATGATGTTCATTGGTTGAACTCACCTGGATACCTAACAGCAGAGGTTCCATCTCCTGTTGCAGCAGAACTGCGAGGTAGTATGGATTCATTAGTGAAGAACTCTGATACAGATGCTAGGACAAGTCTAAGGGGTCACTTACAAGAAGAGTGGACGTTACCTTTGACTAAAGAGATTAGTGCATTCACTCGTTGTCTTTCATACGAATACATCAAACAGTTTGGTTTTCAACCTGCTATGGGTGTAGCAGAGACCATGAGAGATATTGAAACATCTGATTTTAAACTACAAAGACTATGGGTAAACTATCAAAAGAAATATGATTTCAATCCTCTACATATACACAGTGGAATATTCTCCTTTGTAATCTGGGTTCAAATACCATATGATTTAGAAAAAGAGAGAGCACGATATGTTGCAAATGAAAATGAAACTGCATCTTTTATGTTTCAGTATAATACAGCATTAGGAGGACTAGATACAAGATACTTACATATAGATAAATCTTGGGAATGGAAGATAGCATTCTTTCCCGCCAGACTCAATCATGGAGTCAATCCATTCTATACAACAGACAATACACGCATCTCAATAAGCGGAAATCTTTATTGTATAGATAATAATGTAGAGCACTAAAATTATGGCAGAAACAAAAAAGATCGAAGAGAAACCAAAAGGTTTAATCGGTAAACTAAAAGATGCTGCTGAGGACAAAGACGAGCAACTTGCAATCCTCTCTACTTTCGTGAGGTTGTCAGTGTTAGTGTGGTCAGCAGGAATTCTAACTTTGGCATACGTTAAGTTACCAGAGTCATTTAAAATACCAGAACAAAAACTGGATCCAACTTTCATAGCTTCGGTGTTCACAGGCACGCTAGCTACTTTTGGCGTCCAAGCAGCAGGTAAGAAAAAGAAAGGTGATGGCAGTGGAGATGCAAACATATCCAAAAAGGATATGGAGTTTCTTATTGCTAAGGCATCAGAAACTGCACCTGCACAAACAATAAGGATCGAATCAGGTCCTGTTAAAATCGTCCCTGACAAATAAACATCATGCAAAAAATTATCAATGTACTTGCTATTGCGTCTAGCGTTGTATCTCTTACCGTTGTTGGCGGTGGTATATATCTATATACACAAAAGGATGCCATCGTAGAAGGAATCCAATCAAAGGTTATGAACGCTGTAGGTGATGCGATCCCAGATATGCTAGGTGGATCAATGCCTAAACTAACAGGTCCTGCACAGTCACCACCTACTGCGAAACCAGAAGCGATAGGTAATAGTTTCACCCCACCAATGCCATGAACAAGTGGTTTGCTGCTAGTTTAGGTGTAGTGCTCGGCATTTCCCATATGGGTCTTGTCGGGTTACTAGTGACTAGGCAGAAAGATGAGTTACCTACAATCAATATTCCCACAACAGACTACTCTACCTATCAGGCAGAGGTAACTAAAGACGGATATAAAATTGCTTATAGAGCAAACGATCCTAAGACAATGTATATCACTAAAGATATCAAAGAGAAAGCAGGTTTCTTAGGACTAGCAAACAACACAACTAAAGTTGTTGAAGAGTATGTAATGGATGGTAAGACTAACCAAGGCGGTGCTGTATCTAACAAGAGATCATGGATAGATAATCCACCAGGTTTGACTCAAGATCAAGCAGCAGAGATAAGTGCTCAAAGAATCGCATGTATCAAAGCAGTAGGATCGGGAGAAGGAACTGGGAGAGTTGTTGGGACTAGTATTGGTGCTGCTGCTGCTCCTACTCTTTCCTCTATCCCCTTTGTTGGTTGGGTTGCTGCAGGTTGGGTAGCAATGTTTGGTGGTAACCAAGGTGCTGAGATCGGTGGTAATATGGCAGAAGACATGAGCAAGGACTGCTAATGACTATCCCCACTATAGTGATACATGGTGGTAACGTTCCTACGATTAGAACAACACAGATTTTCACGCCACCGTCATGGTTGACTGATAATCCCCCTAGAGCAATCCCTATCTATGGACCTGTAGCAAGTCCAGATATGATAGGGGTTCCTGTTATTGATATACCTGGATGTGTAGAAGCACATGAACAGAACAGTAACAGTATAATGAAGAATAAAAATCTAGAGAAGGATGACCCCGATGGTGTCGTAGTTTATTGCGATGCAGGGATTCCTTCTTATGATGC